ATAAGTAAAAAAACTATCGCAAAATGGCTGCAATTATAACTGATCAACTTCGTATATTAAATACTAAAGATTTTGTTGCCAGTGTAGCATCGACAACTAATTCATTTTATACATGGATTGGTTTACCTAATGCTACACAGGTTGATTCTGATTGGAATACGACTCCACCTGATCCACGGGATAGTTTTAATCAAGAGAATGAATATTGGGATACAATGATAGCCTTGAAAAAGGTAGATACTACAGATATTAAACAAGTTGTTAATAAAAACACATGGAACGGATCCTGATAACCCAGAAGGAAAAGCATCATTAGATCAACCAACATTTACTGATTTAGAACCAAGGGCAGCAGGAAGTAGTGGTGATGGATATGTCTGGAAGTATTTGTATACAATTAAACCTGGTGATATTGTAAAATTTGATTCTACAGACTTTATGCCTGTTCCTGCAGATTGGGCAACTAATAGCACAGACGCTGCAGTGAGAGAGAATGCGGCTACAAGTGGACAACTTAAGATTGTTACTGTAACTAATAGGGGAGTGGGATTAGGAACTGCTAATCAAACTTATACTAAAGTTCCTATTAATGGTGATGGTCAAGGTGCTGAAGCAACTGTGGTAATTAATAGTAGTTCTAAAGTTGAATCAGTTACTGTTTCTAAGGGTGGTTCCAATTATAGTTTTGGAACATTAGATTTAGCAGAAGGTGGAGTTCCTACAGGAACCACTGCAGCTGCATTTAATGTTATTATTCCTCCTCAGGGTGGACATGGTGCTGACATTTATAGAGAACTTGGAGCAAAAAATGCTCTGGTTTATGCTCGTATTGAAAATGATGCAGAGAACCCTGATTTCATCACTGGACAAGAATTTGCTCGTGTAGGTATTGTTCAGAATCCTGAAGCATATAATTCTACGGAAAATTTAGAACTAGATAAAGCAAGTGCAGTATATGCTTTAAGATTGACTGGTGCTGCTTCTAGTACTGCTACATTTACTGCCGATGATTTTATTACTCAGACTATAGGTGTTGGATCAACTGCTGTAGGAAGAGTTATTTCTTATGATCAAACAACTGCTGTTCTCAAGTATTGGCAGGACAGATCTACTGCTGGTTTTAACACTAATGGTAGTGCAAATACGGATCCTACTTATGGATTCCAAATGGATAGATTTACTGCAAATATTAAATCTGGTGGATCATTTAATATTGTTGGAGGATCTGAAACTCTAGCAATTAATACATCATTCACAGGTCTCTCTACTGTAATAAATAGTAGGACTTATTATCTTGGCCAGTCATTTACTGCAGGTGTGGCTAACCCAGAAGTTAACAAATATTCTGGAGATATTATTTACGTTGATAATAGACCGTCGATCACTAGATCAACAAACCAAAAAGAAGATATCAAAGTCATTTTGCAATTCTAAAGAATTATGTCTCAGGAAACCAATCTAAACGTCGCACCCTATTTTGACGATTTTAATGCAAGTAATGACTATTATAGTGTATTATTTAAACCTGGATATCCAGTTCAGGCTCGGGAGCTAAATAATTTACAATCAATCTTACAAAACCAGATTGAAGAATTTGGACAACACTTTTTTAAAGAAGGTTCCAAAGTCATACCAGGTAATACTTATTATAATGATCAATATAATGGCATACAATTAGAGGCAAGTTTTCTCGGAATTCCAGTATCTAATTATTTGGGACAGTTAGTAGGGTCTAAAATTACTGGATTAACTTCTGGTGTTACAGCAGTTGTTACTAAATGTGTTATTGGAAGAGAATCGGAAAATGGAAATCCTACATTATATGTAAACTACTTGGGATCAGACACTATAGATAATATTCAAGGAATTTTTGCAGATAATGAATTATTAACATCTAGTTTAGATATAATTTCTGGTGGCACTACCATTGCAGCTGGAGAACCCTTTGGTTCTACATTGGTTACGGGGGCAAATATAATTGGATCATCTTTTACTATAAAAAATGGAGTTTATTTTGCTAAAGGAAGATTTGTACAAGTAAAAGATGAAAATATTCTTTTGGATTCATTTGGTACTAATCCAAGTTATAGAATTGGTTTATATGTAAAGGAAGAAGTAATTAATGCGGATATGAATCCTGCCTTGAATGATAATTCAAGAGGATTTAATAATTATTCTGCACCTGGTGCAGACAGACTTAAAATAACAACTTCTTTGATTAAAAAAGAATTAGATGATTTTGATGACAATAATTTTGTTGAATTAGCGACAGTTGAAAATGGAGTTTTACGATCTAAAAGAACGAGTACTGATTATAATATTTTACAAGATGAGTTAGCTAGAAGAACCTATGCAGAATCTGGTGATTATTATGTAAAACCTTTTGGTATTGGTGTAAAGGAATCTTTAAATAATTATCGAGGAAATAATGGGGTATTTAATTCTGATCAATTAACATATGAAGGGTTGGTTCCTTCATATGAGTTAGGGTTATATCAAGTTTCTCCTGGTAGAGCATTTGTAAAAGGATATGATGTAGAAACTATTAGTTCAACCTATCTTGATTTTGAGAAACCAAGAACAACGGCGAGTCTACAAGATCAAGGTATAAACTATAATACTGGGGCAACTTTAAAATTAAACAATACATATGGAAGTCCTCAGATAGGTATTGGTAATACTTACGTCTTAAGTCTTAGAGATACAAGAGTAGGAAGTGCTGCGACTCTTCCTGCAGGTAAAGAAATTGGACTAGCAAGAGTATATGATTTTGATTTGGAATCTGGTTCCTATGATAGGAGCAATCAAAATATTAATGAATGGGATATTACTCTTTATGATATTCAAACAGTAACAGAAATTACTTTAAATGAATCTATTACACTAACTGTTCCAAGTCATATTAAAGGGAAGTATAGTGGAGCAACTGCGTTTATAAAATCTCCTGTTGCAGCTGGTGTTGCTGTGACAGTTTATGATGTAAAAGGAGACTTTATTAAAAATGAAAATTTTATTATAGATGGTGTAGAAAATACAAGAGTTGCTGTTGCAGTAACTAATTACGGTGTTTCCGATATAAAGTCCGTTTTTGGTAATACAAACGGGCCAGACATGAATACAGTGGGTGCTGCACAGACATTCTCTGCAGACACTCTTCTCACCCCGATTACTTCAATTGGTATAGGAACGCTTACCCAAGAAGGGTGGAACGCTACAAGCGGTAGTATAAGCACAGTAAGAAGTACTAGTCCAAATTTTCCAGGACAAATAAGGACTGGAAACTTAATGAGATTTAGTAGCACTAATGCGGTTGATCCCGTTTTAGCGTCGGTTGTAAGTGTAGGAACTACTCATATCGTGGTTGCAGGTGTTACTACTGTTACTGGAGTAGCTGAGGGTAAATTACCTGGAACTCTAACTCAAGTTTCAGATCTTGCAGTTGTAGGAGCCGATCTTCAAAAAGCAAGAGATGTTTCTTTCTATACTCAACTTCCTAAAAATAATATTTCTAATATAGATTTAACCGATGCATCATTGGTTATTAGAAAGACTCAAAATGTAAACATTACAGATGGTCAACTTGCGACTGCTCTTGATGCAGCTGCTAATGAAACATTTTTACCATTTACTGCAGAGAGATATTTCTTACAAAGAAGTGATGGAACCACTGAAGTTCTCACAAGTGATAAAGTTCAGATTAATGCAGCATCTACTCAACTCCAAATTTATGGGTTAGGTGGGAATGATGATGCAGTTCTTGTTACTACCCTCAAAAAACTTAAGCCTAAGTCCAAAGTCAAAATAAGAAATAGAGTTAATACTTTATTGGTTGATAAATCTACGAATGATGCCTCAGGTATTACTACTTTAACTGCTAATGATGGACTAACATATGGTAACTATCCTTATGGTACAAGAGTTCAGGATGAAGAAATATCATTGAACGTCCCTGATGCCATAACGGTGTATAAAGTTTATGAATCTGCTTCTACTTCTGATCCATCAGCACCAACTTTAACATTAACTTCACTTACAGGCCCTACTGGAAAAACTGCCGATCTAGTAATTGGTGAAAAAGTTAAAGGAACAACAACTAATGCCTGTGCGTTAGTAGCAGAATCTGTAACTAATTCCCAAATTACTTTCCTTCCTGAAAATGAAATTAATTTTAAAGAAGGAGAAACAGTTCAATTTGAAGAATCTCAAGTTGAAGGTGTAGTAACGACTGTTAATTCTTCTAGTTTTGATATCACTTCTATTTTTGAAGGTAATAATGGGCAAAAAGAAGATTTTTATAATTATTCTACAATTAGAAGAATTTCTGATGCAAAAGCACCAAATAAAAAGATAAAAGTATATTTCGCCAATGGTTATTATCAATCAACGGATGATGGAGATATTACAACTGTAGATTCTTATTCTACTTTTGATTATTCAACTGAAATTGAATCTGTAAATGGTATTAGAAATACAGATCTAATTGATATTAGACCCAGAGTTTCTGATTATACGGTAGCAGCTAGTGTGAGATCACCTCTTGAATTCTATGGAAGAACCTTTAATGCTTCAGGAAACTCTGCTGCAAACATTTTAGCATCTGATGAAACCATAGTTACTGATTTTTCATATTATCTTGGAAGAATTGATTCCATTTATCTTACTAAAGATGGTAAATTTCAACTTAAAATTGGAGATCCTTCTGACAAACCTGAAGAACCAGGCGTAGTTGATGATGCATTGAAGATCGCAGTTGCATCTTTACCTGCTTATCTTTATAATGTCTCTGATGTCTCTTTAAATTTTTTAGAGTATAAGAGATATACAATGTCGGATATCGGCCGACTTGAAAATAGGATTAACAATCTTGAGTATTATACAACTCTTTCATTATTAGAGGCAGATACTGCGAGTTTATTCCTCCCTGATCAAAATGGAATAAACAGATTTAAGTCAGGATTTTTTGTTGATAACTTTACTTCATTCCTTGCACAGTCAAATCTTACTGAATATAAAAATAGTATTGATTTACTTTATAAAGAATTAAGACCAAAGCATTATACTACTTCTGTAGATTTAATAATGGGCCCTGTTGAGAATACTCGAGCTAATGCTGATTTAGCATTTAGTGCTCCACAGGGAACTAATATTAAGAAAACAGGAGATGTTGTAAGTTTAAGTTATAATCAAGTAGAATGGATGAAGCAAGTTAATGGAACCCGAACTGAAAGTGTAACGCCTTTTATTATTAGTTTTTGGAAAGGAACTTTAGATCTTACTCCTGCTTCTGATAATTGGGTGGATACTGAAAGATTAGAAGCTAATATTATAAACGTTGAGGGTAATCTTACTCGTCAACTTCAAGAGTTGGGAGATAGATTAGGAGTGGATCCTCAAAATGGATTTGGTTCTGTAATATGGAATGCGTGGGAAAATGTATGGGTAGGAGGCCCTGGCTCACGTTTTGGAGCGACACGTAGAATTGATACTAGATCTGAAATAGGAAGGAGATGGTGGGAAGGCAACAACTTGATGGCAGAAAGTATTACAGCCACCAGACAACAGAGAACAGGTACAAGAATATTAATAAATGAAACCTTTACTAATACTTCTCAAGGGGATCGAGTTGTAAGTAGGGATTTAGTTGCCTTTATGAGATCAAGAAATGTTCAATTTGTAGGAAGAAGAGTTAAACCTTCTACAAGACAATATGCATTTTTAGATGGAGTAAATGTAACTAATTATTGTGTTCCTAAATTAGTAGAAATTGCAATGGTTTCAGGAACCTTCCAAGTGGGAGAAACTGTTACAGGAAGCACCAGACCATTAGGTATATTACCTATTACAAATGATGATGCTCGTCCTTCAATTAGATTTAGAGTTGCTCAATCTAATCATTTGGAAGGACCATATGATGCACCTACTCGAATTTACGGCACAAGTCCCTATTCATCTAATGTTGTTCCTAGTAGTTATTCAACCACTTCTGCAACATTAAATATTGACACATTTTCTTTAGCCAATGAACCTCAAGGAACATATTGGGGATGGATAGATGAAGATATGATATTAGTTGGTGAAACTAGTGGGGCTCAAGCAACGGTTACTAATGTAAGATTAATTTCTGATATTGGTTCAACGTTATTGGGAAGTTTATTTATTCCTAATCCTAATATTTCCAATAATCCTAGATTTGAAACAGGAGATAAAGTATTTACTTTAATCAACAGTGCTTCTAATGATAGAAATGTGGCAACAAGTATTTCGGATCAAACATTCTCCTCCACAGGTATATTAAACACAATTCAAGAAGATATTGTTTCTGTTAGAAATGGTACTGTTTCAACAGAAAGAGTTACTGGTACTAGAGATGTAAGAGTATTAGAAGGAATTATGCAGATTGGTAATAGGGGAGGTGGAAGAGATCCTTTAGCTCAATCATTCTTAATTGATGATTCTCCTGCAGGAATTTTCTTAACTAGTTGTGAGGTATTTTTTGGTTCCAAAGATGATAATGAATTACCTGTTACTTTCCAATTAAGAACAATGCAAAATGGATTACCTACTACGAAGGTAATTCCATTTTCAGAAATTAATCTTTCTCCATCTGAGGTAAATGTTTCTAATGATGGATCAGTTGGTACAACATTTACTTTCTCATCTCCAGTTTATTTGGAAGGTGGTATTGAGTATTGTATGGTTCTTCTTTCTGACTCAGCAAAATATCAAGTATATATTTCAAGAGTAGGTGAGTTAGATTTAATAACTCAAACATTTGTTTCTCAACAACCAGTTTTGGGATCTTTATTCAAATCACAGAATGGTTCTACTTGGGAACCAAGTCAGTGGGAAGATCTTAAGTTTACTCTTTATAGAGCAGATTTTGCTACTACTGGATCTATAGAATTTTATAATCCTGAATTATCAGTTGGTAATAAGCAAATTGCTAATTTGTTATCCGATCCATTACAGTTGACTGGAAGAAAGATTAAGGTTGGAATTGGATCTACCTTAAATGATACAGATCTTACTGTTGGAAATACTGTTCTTCAGCATGGAAGTAATGCAACAGGTACTTATGTTGGCAATGCAGGGATTGCAACAGGAACTTTAAATATTATTAATGCGGGTATCGGATATACTCCAATATCAGGAAGTTATGAATTTACACAAGTTCCTTTGACTAATATAACGGCTGCTGGAAATGATGCTCTCGCAGATATTACAATTAATAATGGAGTAGTGGGAGCTGCCACTATTTCAGAATATGTTGTAGGTTCTGGTGGTACAGGATATGTTCCAGGTGACGTTTTAGGAATAGGAACAATCGGCAATAATTCCTTAGGATTAAATGCTAGACTTTCACTTGTTTCTATTGCAAATACCTCACAGTTAATTCTTGATAATGTTCAAGGTGACTTTATAACAGGAACTGGAAATACAGTTAGATATATTAATAGCACAGGTCTTACCACTGATCTTAATGGTGCTAATAATGCGGGTGGAAATGTAGTAATTACTGATATTGATGTAGTGAATAGTGGACTGAATATAGTTGTTAATCATAAGAATCATGGAATGTACTTTACCGATAACTATGCAACTCTTTCTAAGGTACAAAGTGATCTCCTTCCCACAAAACTTGTTAATGATCTTGATCCCTCAACTACAGGTGATATAACAGTCGATAGTGCCACTAACTTTGATGAGTTTGAAAATGTAGGTGTAGGAACTACTAACTATGGTTACTTAAAGATTGGGGAAGAAATTCTTTCTTATGAGAGTGCTGAAGGAACTACCATTGGTATTACTTCAAGATCAATTGATTCTACAACCACCAAGAATTATCTTGCAGGTACTCCAGTTTACAAGTATGAATTGGGTGGTGTTTCCTTGAGGAGAATTAATAAAACTCATTATCTAGGAAACGTATCAATTGCTAATTCTATTACTTTTGATTCTTACAATATTAAACTTGACATGGGATCAAGTGGTTTAGGAAGATCTACTGGTGCAAGTTTCCCTATTCTTTATATGGGTCAAACCAAGTCAGCTGGTGGAGACAATGTAACTGCTACTCAGAATATTCCTTTTGAAATTATTAATCCACAAATCCAAAATCTTACTTTACCAGGCACTAATCTCACTTCTCAAGTTAGAACTGTAACTGGTGCAAGTTTAGATGGAAATGAAATTCCATATGTAGATAAGGGATTTGAAGGAATTTCTATTGGACAAAACAATTATATGAGCACCCCTCGTATAGTGGCTTCTAATATTAACCAAACTAATAATTTAACTACTTTACCTGGAAATAAATCTTTCAATATGAGAGTTAATTTAACTACTACAGATTCTAAATTATCTCCAATTATTGATACACAAAGAATGAGTGTTATCTTTATTTCTAATAGAGTTAATGCACCTATTTCAAATTATGTAACTGATAATAGAGTTAATAGTACATTTGATGATCCAAATGCTTTCCAATATATTTCTAAGGAGTTCCAGTTAGAAAATGCTTCTACTACATTAAAGATTATTGCTGATAGTTATATAAACACGGATTCTGATATTAGAGCATTCTATTCAATTAGTAATGCTGCTGGAACTGATCCAGTTTATATGCCTTTCCCTGGTTATAATAATATTGATGACAAGGGGCAAATAATTGATGTGGCTGATAATGATGGAAGATCAGATACGTTTGTATTCCCATCTACCAATGAAGAGATTTTAACACCAAGTGATGAATTTAAGGAATATGCATTTACTGCAAATGATCTTCCTTCGTTCAAGTTCTATAGAATTAAAATAGTAATGACTTCAACAAGTCAAACTTATCCACCTAGAATGAGGAATCTTAGAGTCCTTGCACTTGCATAGTATGTCTTATTTGAAAGTGGAAGGACATGGTGAATTGTATAGAGATTCTACAACTAACTCTATTGTAAATCGAAATACATCTGATTATAATCGTTATATGTCCCAGAAAAAAACTAGGAATAAAGAGGTAGAAAAAGTGGACACAATGGAACAAGATCTGGCACATCTCAAAAATGAGATTAATGAAATTAAATCTTTACTTAAGGAGTTAGTAAATGGCTAGTCATAACATCACATTTGATCCCGACTCAGGAACTCCTTATGCTGCCAATCTAAACATCTATGGTGGAGCAGGATTTAGTGATACTTTTACAGTAACAAGACCCAATTCCACTGCATTTGATTTTACAGGATATAGTGGTGCTGCTCAAATGACAAAGAGTGTAGCTATAGGATCAACACATGATATTACTGCTACTTTTACTGTAGGTTTCACGAGTGCTACTGGTGGAAAGATAAAATTAACATTAGCAGATACTGCCACCAGAGATATCGTGGAAGGAAGATATGTTTATGATGTTAATATTGTCAGTGCAGGATCCACTTATTATAAATTAGTGAAAGGAGATATAATGGTTCATGCTGGTGTTTCTACCAGACCCTAAATAATTCCACAGGAATAGTAAATAGATGGCACAACCAGCAAGTAGATCTCAATTAAAAGATTATTGTTTAAGGCAATTAGGAGCACCTGTGCTGGAAATTAATATTGCCGATGAACAAGTAGATGATATAATTGATGATGCTGTTCAGTACTTTCATGAAAGACATTTTGATGGAGTTTTAAGAACTTATTTAAAATATGAAGTAACACAAAATGATATTGATAGGGGAAAAGGGCCTGGACAAGATGGAGTATTGGGAATAGTTACCACAACAGCGACTTCTACTATTGATGGAGCTTCGGTTCAATTTGATTGGAAAGAAAATAGTAATTATTTACAAGTACCTCCTTCTGTAATTGGAGTAGAAAAAGTATTTCACTTTGATGGATCACAGTCCATGTCTAGTGGTATGTTTAGTATTAAATATCAATTATTTTTAAATGATATTTACTTCTGGGGAGCAATGGAAATGCTCACTTACAATATGACAAGGACATATTTGTCTGATCTAGAATTTGCGTTAACGACACAAAAACAAATAAGATTCAATCAGAGAATGGATAGATTGTATATGGATGTGGATTGGAGTGAATTAACTGCAGGTGATTGGTTAATTATGGATTGTTACAGAACTCTTGATCCTAATGATTATGCAAGAGTATGGAATGATTCATTCTTAAAGAAATATACGACAGCTCTTCTTAAAAAACAGTGGGGTCAAAACTTAATTAAATTCCAAGGAGTAAAACTTCCTGGTGGTGTTGAATTGAATGGTCGTGAAATTTATGAGGATGGTGTAAAAGAACTTGAAATCATTAGAGAAATGATGTCTAATACTTATGAATTACCACCTCTTGATATGATAGGCTAATGGCATTAAATCCCTATTTTATCCAAGGAACTTCTGGCGAACAAGGCTTAGTTCAAGATTTAATTAATGAGCAATTGAAGATGTATGGCGTGGAGTGTTTTTATCTTCCTCGTCAATATGCAACGACTCATAAAATTATTAGAGAAGTAATAGAATCAAAGTTTAAACAATCATATCCTATTGAAGCATATGTAGAAAATTTTGATGGGTATGGTGATAATACTGTAATGCTTTCTAAGTTTGGTATTCAATCTAATAAAGAATTAACTGTAACTATCTCACAAGAAAGATTTCACAATTATATTACCCCTTTAATTAAAAATTTACCTAATATTAATTTACCAAATGTTGAGTTAGATCATCGACCAAGGGAAGGAGATTTAATTTATTTTCCTTTAGGAGATAGGTTATTTGAAGTTAAGTTTGTAGAACATGAAAAACCATTTTATCAACTTAGAAAGAATTATGTTTATACATTAACTTGTGAACTCTTCAGACCAGAAGACGAAATATTGGATACTGGTATTGAAGAAATAGATGATACATTTGATGTAGACTTTAACTTAATGACGTTGACTGTTATAACGTCTGGTTCTGATGCTAGTGCTGCTACTCGAATAGACAATGGTGCAGTTCAAACAATTGAGGTTACTAATAGAGGTGAAAGATATACTTCACTTCCAAGGGTAGCGATTACATCTGCTCCTTCTGGAGGACTTACTGCTGTTGGTATTGCAACTCTTCTTGATGGATTAGTAAATTGTGATGGAACAGAAATAGGATCTAAGGTACAAGGAGTTCAAATTATAAATCCAGGCCATGGTTATGATTATACCGATGCTCCTGGTATTTTATTCTTTGGTGGTGGAACTGATGCTATAGGTGCTGCTGCCACAGTGGGTATTGCTTCTACTGGTGCAGTTGGTATAGTTACTATATCTGATGGAGGTTCAGGATATGCCACTCCTCCAACAGTAACCTTCAGTACTCCAAAACATGTGGGTGCAGCTGCTACTGCTGTACTTTACAGTCCAATGTCAGGCATTGGAGTAAGTATTCTTTCTGCTCCTATTAGTGATGGAGATCCTAAATTTATGTTCCCTGGTGGAACGACTGGGGGTAGATTCTATAAACCAGGATTCCCACCAACAGTTACTTTTGGATTACCAACAGGATCTAACGCAACTGCAACTGCAACTGCTACTTTAGATGATTATGATGTTTCGGGAGGAACAGTATTAACTGTTACAATGACTAGTGGGGGTAAATTCTATGACAGTGCTCCTACTGTTACATTCTCTGCTCCAACCGCCTCAGGTGCTGCTGCAACCGTTGGTTTAGCAGGTTCCTCTATAAATGCTAGTTCAATAGCATTTAGTACTACTGGAAGAGCATATACCACTGCTCCCACTGTTGCTATTACTACTTCTGGTACTCAATTAGTACCTACTCAAGCCGCAGTCGGTATTGTCACTATTCATTCTGTTACGGGTATTGTTACTGCTGTTTCCTTTAATCCTTCCGATGCTTGGGCAGTAGGAACCAGTGCTACAGTTGGTGCTGGATATACGGTTGCACCTACTCTTACATTCTCAGGAGCAACTGCACAAGTAAGAGCAACAGGAACCGCAGTAGTATCTGCTGCAGGAACCGTCACTGGAGTTTCTATTGGTAATAGTGGATTTGGATATCAGGCAGGAAATCCTCCTAGCGTATCTTTTGCTGCTGCTACGGGAGGTGATGAAGAATTTAGAGCAACTGGTATTAGTACCATGCGATATGATTCTGTGTTTGCAGAAGGTACATTGGGTATTGGATCTACCTTTATTGTTGGTCTCAATACTGCTGGTATATTAATTGGTGATAGAGTTAGATTGGGTGTAGGATATAGTGATTCTTATAACTTTATCGATGGAGATGCATATGTGACTAGCATAGGTGCAACATCAATCTTTATGTCTGAGGCGGCTACCAATGTTGGTATAGCAACTTCAACGTTTGAATTTGGTATTCAAAATTGTGGTATTGTGACAGGTATTAATATCATCTATGGTGGTGGTGGATATCTTGAACCTCCTACAGTTTCTATATCTAATACTGCTGGTGAAAAGAATTATCATTCAGAGGTTGCTGGTGTTACTACTGCTGTTGGTTTATCGTTAATCAATTCTTCAGGTATTGTAACTGCCATCTATCTAACAAACGCTGGTGCTAAGTATATTGAAGTACCAACAATAACAGTAGGTGCTGCGGATACGGGTGGTATAGGTAACTTTATTGAGAGGGAAACCATAACAGGTTCAGCAAGCAGTGTAACAGCTATTGTAAGAACATGGAATGCATCTACGGGAGTTCTTGCTATCTCTAATTCTACTGGAGATTTTATTGTAGGAGAGACTCTTACTGGTAGTGAAAGCAATGCTCAATTTGAATTAAGATTGACACAAGATGATAATACCATTAGTCAATATCCTGATAATTTAGAAATTGAAACGCAAGCAGATAGTATTTTAGACTTTAGTGAGTCTAATCCATTTGGAACACCCTAAATATAATATACAAGGTCTAGAAAGATGTTTGAGTATTATTACCACGAAATATTAAGAAGAACGATTATTTCTTTCGGAAGTCTTTTTAATGGAATAGAAATTAAACATGATGATGCTGACGATAACGTTACTAGTATTATCAAGGTTCCTCTTGCATACGGACCTACCCAAAAGTTTTTAGCTAGATTACAACAGTCCCCTGAACTTAATAAACCAACTTCAATTACATTGCCTAGAATGTCATTTGAGTTTACTGGTTTACAATATGATGGATCACGAAAGGTAACTACAACTCAGACATTCAAATCTTCAACTACTGGAAGTGGGGCATCAATCAGAAAAACATATATGCCAGTTCCTTATAATATGTCTTTTGAGTTAGCAGTCTTTACTAAATTGAATGATGATATGCTACAGATTGTAGAGCAAATTGTACCATATTTTCAACCTGCATATAATTTAAGTGTTGATCTTGTTAAGACTATTGGTGAGAAAAGAGATGTTCCTGTGGTGATTGAAAATATTACAATGGAAGATGATTATGAAGGAGATTTTACTACTAGAAGATCGTTGATATATACGTTTAGATTTACTGCAAAAACTTACCTCTTTGGCCCTGTGGGATCAAATGCTGCAGCATCCAAAGATCTTATCAAATCTGCGAAGATTGGATACATTGCTGGTGGATATACCAAGACTCCTACCAGAGATGTTACTTACTCTGTTACTCCTCGTGCTACTAAGGCTTATGATGATAATGCAGTCACAACACTAAGTTCAAATATCAGTGCAGAATTAGATGTGTTCGATGTGGTAAGTGCTTCAAGTATCGCAGAGAATACATATATTATTATCGATGAAGAGTCAATCTATGTTGATAAGAAAACTGACAATCAACTATTTGTTAAGAGAGGTCAGGATGGTACATCTCCAACGGAGCATGTAGGTGGTGCA